TCTTATAATTTCTGTGCAGCAGAGGTGCGCTGGAAAGCCAGAGCAGTGCGTTCAGTTGGTTCTTCAGTCAATACATCCACAGGAAAATTCCGCACTGCTACTGCATTTGAGGAAGGTGAAGTAATTGAGCATCTCCATCCCTACAATGTATTCTGGGATGGTTCAGTTCCCCTGAATGAAGTATCATATCGTGGGGCCTACGCAGGCTATGTAAAGAACTACACTCGTATTGCACTTGCTCAGTTTCTCCGAGACGAAGGAATAGAACTCTCCCAAGATCAATGGAAAGACATTTCCAAATTGGAAGGCGTAACTGCTCCCCTCTCTTACTACACTCCCAAAATAAACCAAGTCCCCTCAGCAGAATCCCCCACTCCTATTTTCGATGAAATCTTTGATCCATCATCGAAGCCAAAAAAGACTTCAGTTCGCACCTACAATATAATTACTCTCTACATTCGAGCAATCCCAATGGACTTCGATATAGTTCAGGATGGCTCAACAGACATCAATATCATCAAACTCACTATGCTCAATGAGAGCACGCTCCTCAAGTACGAAGTTCTCGATAACGCACACAATCTATTCCCAATTATCTTTGGCCAATCCGACGAATCTTCCCTCGGACTCAATTCATTCACTATTCCTGAAGAATTAGCTCCGATCCAGAATACTGCAACTAAACTCTACAATGCAGAAATAGCATCTACACGCAGACTCATCTCAGATCGAGCTATCTACGATTCTTCCCTCATCTCCAAGGAAGAAGTAAATAATCCTTCGCCCACTGCAAAGATTCCCCTGAAGCAGGCAATGCATGGCTCATTCCGCCCATCTGATGCCTATTTCCCAATCCCTTATGAAGATCGAGCACTTGGCGTTCGCCTGAACTTTGCCAATTCTCTCCTTGGTTTCTCCTCTCAAATTACTTCTGCTAACCAAGTCATGCAGGGGCAATTTGTCCGGGGAAATAAGACAGCGGGGGAATTCAATACTACTATGGCAATGGCAGGAGATAGACTCCTTTCCTCTGCCATCTTCATAGATGATCAATTCTTCTCGCCACTGCGCACTATTCTTCTCTCTGATACTCTCCAATACCAGGCAGACATACAAGTATTCGATAAGGAAGCTGGGCAATTCATTCAAATCAATATGAATGAACTCCGGGAGCAGCCACTTGACTTTGACATTGCAGCAGGATTACTTCCCACTGATGAGCTAGCTTCCCTTGAGTTCTTCCAAGTCATCATGCAAACTATGATGAGCCGCCCTGATTTGGATGCAGAATTCAAATCAATTGAGGCACTTTGTTACCTGGCTGAAATGAAAGGAGTAAAGTATCTCAAACGTTTCCTCCGATCAGCAGAAGAAAGACAAGCAATCATGCAACAGCAGCTTGCTATGCAATCTGCTCAACAACAGCTAGCAGCACGAAATGAAGTTCCAAATAACCCTCAATGACCCAATTGATATAGAGTCCCAAGATGGGGAGACTCTCTCAAATTACCAATCCACTATACTGAAATCACTTCTCAGTGCCTCCACTGAGAGATCACTTTCAATGAACTTTACACCTGAGAACCAGCAAAAGATTGCTGAAGAAATTGGATACAGGAGAGCACTCCTGTCATTTATCTCCTACTTCGAGAAGTAATCAATCATGGCTGGCCTTTTTCAATCTATTTCAAATGCACTATCTGGCTCAAATTCCTCCACTAATTCAGGGGGGAGCAGCAATTCTAGTGGTGCTGCTTCTTCTGCTACTGTTTTCGATAATGCTGGGAACGAAATCACTCCGAGCAGTCAGCAAGGAAATCCTAATCCTGCTAGTTCTACTGTCTCTGGCGACGGTGGGAATGTATCTCCTGCTTCCTCCGGAGTTCAAAACATAGAAGAACTTCTCTTTGGTGAGCCTCCTGCGCCGAAGGCGACTGCTGTCCCCAATGAGCCAGATAATAAACAGACTCCAGAAAACAAAGATACAAAAGAACTAGTCCCTGGACTCACTGCACAACAACTCATTCAGAATCTCTCCTCTGTTAATTTCATGGGAGCTATTCCTGAAGATACAGTTACAGCAGCACTAGGAGGGGATACAAAAGCCTTTTCCTCCATAATTACCACAGTTGCCCAACTCAGCGCAGCTATTGCAGTTAAACAATCAGTAGATGCATCTCGCTCCCTCTTAGACTCTCGATTCACTGAATTCGATTCTAATCTCAACAATAAGATCGGGGAGTCTAAATACCAAGATGTTCTTGCTGATCCCCGTTTCTCTAATCCGTTCGTCAAACCACTTGCAACGGAACTCATGACTAAACTCAGACAACGTGATCCCTCAATTACTCCAGATCAAATCAAACAAACTTTACCCAAACTAATTGAATACTCTATGAAAAACTTCACTACTGTATCAACTACTCAACAGAACCAAAATGTCCGTCCTGGACAATCTGTTCCAACTGAAGTCAAGTTTGACGAACTTTTTTGACTTCCTCTTTCTTCTTACTTAGGAGATCCCTAAATGTCAACCGTTGGTATTTTCAACACTAGCAATTTCGCCAGGCATGAAATTGCTCCTTCACTTCTGTCCACTGTTCACAGAAAAGCCCCTCGGGGTCTTTCTCCGTTTGCTGGTATGCTCGCCCGAGTTCCCAGTAAAACTATCACTTCGACCACTGTTAAATGGTTCAGCTCTCGTTGGCACTTGCCCAATTTAACGATTGTTTCGCCTTTGACTGCTGCTCCGCGTGGCCGCATTGACCAAGTTCAAGTTGCCAATTCGGATTACTTAATCGAAAAACAAGTTTATCAAGTCCACACTACGCAGGAACAATTCCTTGTTCTTTCTATTGTGGGTAATGTAGTTGCCATTCGTAGGGGTGTTGGCGATATTCCTGGTATTGCCACTAATGCAAATGCAATGGCTTTCCAAGTTGGCACTGCCTTCGAGGAAAGTTCCATTTGTCCCTTGCCTCGGCATACTTCATCGGAGAGTGCGCAAAACATTACGCAAATCTTCCGTAATAGCTGGGGGGTTTCTGGCACCGCTAATGCAGTTACTCCTGCTGTCGGTGAGAATCGCTCGTCTGCTAATAAGAAAGAAATGTTCCTCGATCACACGATTGAAATGGAACAATCTTTCATCTTTGGCCAGATGTTTGAGACTGTCCAGAATGGTCAACCCATTCGTAAAATGGATGGTATGCTTTCGATGATTCGTAAGTATGCACCTCAGAACATTAAGATCGCGGGTCAAACTACCTCTTGGGATCAACTAGAGGAAATGACTAAATCTTGGTTCGAGGTTGTTACGGATCAAAGTGAATCGAATGATCGAGTTCTCTTTGTTGACCGCCGTGCTCGTCGAGTCCTGAATAAACTTGGTCGCTACTATTACAATGTAAATGCAACTCCTGAGCAAACTTCGTTCGGCATGGAGTTCACTACATTCAAAACCACTGATGGTATCTTCAGGATTGTTGAGCATCCGCTTTTCAATCTGATGAATCTGAATGGTTTTGCTGCTGCCTTTGACTTGTCTCCGATGGCTCGCCATTATCTCCCAGGTCGCAATGCTGCATACAGTGATACGATGGCAGATAATTGTATTGATGCTGTTGGGGGCACTGTTCTCACGGAAATGACTCTTTCCAATGAGGCAGTTGAGTCCAGCGGATTCATTATGAATCTTTGTGAAGCTGCTGAAGACCCAGTTGTGACGCCTGTTACTTCTCATATGGCCTGTCTGCTGATTGACTTTCCCTGTGTTGCTGGCGCACTTGATGCTGGTTCCACTGTGAAAATTAAAATCACTGGCGCTAAGCCGACCACTGCTTTCGATATCAATGGCCCAAGTGGTGTAATTACTCTAATCACGGATTCTAATGGCGATAAAGAAAGCAATGCGATTACTCTCCCTGATGCAGGCACTATTTACACTTGGAGTGTTGCTCCGACTGCAAATAGTGAAACTCTGTGGGTGAGTTCTGTTGTGCAGGCTTGCACTAAAGACTTGTGCGATACTCGTGAAGTTGGTGTGAATGATTGCGGAACTGTTGACACTCCGTTGGAGACTACTCCTGATAATTGCTCCAACGTAAATGCATGGGATGGTGATACCCAAGCTGGTGTTCCTCAGACTGTTCCTGCCGCTGAATAATAATGCCAGACTCCCCTTACGTTCGCCGTCTAACTGACGAAGAAAACATTGCAGTCTCAAAAGGACAGATGTTAGCTGAATTAGAAAACGGCGCTATCCTAGAAAAGCCTCAAATATGGGATGACTTGTATAGAGGAACTAAACACAAGTCACTTCTAGGATATAGTAAGGGGAGACTTTATCGCTGGCCCAAATGTGGATGTGGCGTAAAGATTAGACTCCGGGCAATTCCACTTCCTCTCGTTCCTTGATGCTCCTCCTTTAGCCCCGCACCTAAAAAATGTGGGGCTTTTTTCTATTATTTACTATGGCTACTTCTACTGCTGATCGCCTCAGGGCACTTCGAGAGAAAAACTCTAACGATAGGCTCTCTAAAGTGGATGCAATGCTTGCATCTATTCTGCCTCCAGTAGTTGCACCTGCTCCGCAGATTACTCAATCTGTTCAACCTGTGCAACCAGTAGAAAGTGGAGTAGAGATATTCTCTACTTTCGGAGTGGGAGCAATCATAGTAAATGGTAAGGAACAACTTCTTCCCATCACAGTATCTGATCCTCTCCTCCTTTCCCAGCTTCGTTCCCAATATAATATAGATACTCCCCAGTCATATCTTCGGAGTAGGAAAGTATGAATACATTATTCAAATCCCTTTATGATACAGTAGTAGTCAATACTAATCGTCCTAATCTGCGTGCAGAGATACAGAATGCTATTGTATCTGCAACTAAAGAACTCCACAATCGTGGGAAGTTCCGAATGGATGTTCGTGAAGTTCTTCTCACCTCCACTAATGGAGGGAATTTCATTTATAAATTCTCTATTCCTCTAGACAGGGGAATCAGAGAAATTCTTGCTGTGCATCCAATTGCACCCACGGGACTCAAAGGCATCTCTCTCCCGCTTGTCCCTCTATTTGCTGAATCTACTCCACCAAATTATTACTCTTGGAATTCTAACACTCTCACAATCCAACTTACACACTTTGCTAATACATTCTCTCTCTCATTCCTCTCATTCCCTAATACTAATCTCAATGAATATGATTCGTGGATTGCCCAACGCTATCCTCATTTCATTACAGACCTTGCTACATTCAAAGTGCTCTCAATGATTGGCATGGAAAGACAGGGGGCACTCTACAGGCAACAAGTAGGGGAAGCCCGCATCCCTGGAACACATATATTTAACTTACTCCAAGAAAATGAGTGTCTCGATTAAAACTATTGCATTAGATTCTTTTTCTTCTGAGCTAGTAAAGAAGTCCTCCACTAGCGGGGTTCTTTACACTATCTCTCCTACGAAGAATTCAATAGTTCCTGTGCCTCCAATGAGTGCACAGACACTCCTCTTTTCCTTAGAGAATCTCTCAGAATTAGTCTCAGTTGTCCGTACCTACTCAACTGATCTAGAAAGTCAATTCCAAGTTCCTCTTGGCCCCAATCAAATCTTTGATCTCTATCTTCCCTATGCAGAAGATTGGGTATTCTCTACAGAGACAGAACTGAAACTCTCCTCTATTAAATCTATTCAATATGCTCCGGGAGACGCAGACTATGATAGATATGGCCCACCTGCGCCCTCAATCAAAGTAACTTCCTCTGAGACACTTCAATTAGACCGTTCATCTAATTATCTCACTACAGGCTACTGTAATATCTATCTCCCTAAACTTTCTAAATCTGATTATCTCAAACTCACTATTGAATCCCCTGAAATAGTTTGGAGATTCTTTGATACTCGTATTCGCATGCGTCACTCAGGAGAACTCTTTCTCCCAGGGAATAAAGTTCCAGATGTAATCTCTTTTGGTTCCTCTGCCCAAAGTAAAGTTGGCATTGAAATCTGGGCACACAGGAAAGTTGATCCTAAATATGTGGCTCCGGAAGCAGCACTCTGGACACTGGAGAATTCTTATGCCAACAGCTAGACTTAATACTCAATCTGCCTTCCTTCCATTTCTTTCCACGCAAGTTGGGCAGAATGTATTAGCTTCTTCAGAAGTGGATAAACACTTTGTTGTCCGTGCTGCTTATGTGGGGAGGCCAGCACAGGATAAAGATATAGGCATTCCTATGCCAATTTACGGAGAGAATATTCTTCCTACTTCTATAGGTTGGGAATCCATCTCTTACCGAGAAAAGATCCGTTCCATTCCTAATTCTAACTTCAATCAAGTGCATGTGCTCCGTGGCTCTACTGAGCACAATGTTCTATTCTCTCCTGCCCAGGGAAAGAACTACATTGCATCCAATAATACTTGGACTCCCCATCCACTTCCTGAGACTGTTGCAGGACTCGTAACTACTGCATATCTGAAACTCCGTTCTTTCATCTGCTACCAACGCCAGACTATCCTCGAATATAACGTAACTACGCAGGCATTTACTACCCCTTCAATCACTGGTCTTGATCTCTCTAACATTGACGGTATTACTACTGCCAATAATGCAATGATTGCTTGGAATGAAACTTCAATCTTCTGGAGTTCATTCATTGATCCCATTGATTTTACTCCATCTCTTTCCTCTGGCGCAGGAACAATGAATCCTACACAGGCTCGTGGGCGTATTGTTGCTTGTCTCCCCACTGCTGATGGCTTCATAATCTACACTACTGCTAATGCCATTCATGCAGCTTGGTCTAATAACATTAGATTCCCTTGGGTGCTCACTGAGATCAAAGGATCATCTGGAATTACTAATCCAGAGCATGTAACATTTGAAGCAAATTACAGTGGTCATTTCGCTTGGACATCCAATGGGCTGATGTCCGTTACAAAGGGAGAAGCATCTCTTGTATTCCCTGAAGTCACTGATTTCCTTACAGGGAACTTAGTAGAAGAATTCATTGGAACTACTCACCATCAATCACATCAGAATCTTTCCTCTGCCTTCTCCTCATTGGCACAGACTTGGAATGATCTGCCTCCCGGAGCTAATCTACTCCAACAAATCAAGCTCACACAGAATCCTTGGATTAAACTTACTCTTGTTGGCTCCAGATTCCTCTGCATCTCCTATGGATACAAGACTCATGGAATCTACGATTGGGTCATTGTATATGATACTTCTCTAGAGAGATTCGGTAAACTCCGCATCCCTCATGTAGATGTATTCAACTATCGTCCTCAGCCCGGTGAGCAGCCCCAAGCAAATACTTCAATTGGCCTTATTAACAATCTTGGTTTAGTTTCCATTGTGGACTTCTCCTACGCAGAACATGGACAAGGTGTTCTATTCTACGGGCGTCTGCAAGTTGCACAAGGAACTTGGCTCCAGTTGAATAAAGTAGAACTCCAGTGCACTCGTTCTACCACTCCTGAGCTTCTTATATCTCCATCTTATGATGGAGTGAATCTAGAACAGCCACAAATTCCTTATGTTGCAGTTGATACTGCACACAAAAAGGAGTGGTTCACTCGTATTTCTGCACTCTCTGTGAATCTAATCTTCTACGGAGATTTCTCGATTTCATCTGCACAGATTGACTTCTCAATGGGAGGAAGCAGATGAGTGATCTATTCCTCTATAATCCAGATTATCTTCCTCAGTATCTCCAAGATAATCTCACTGGCTTCCCAGTAACCTCTACTACATCTACTGAGGAAATCTACAAATCTAATACTCCACAGAAGATAATTGCATTTGAGCAGATTGCAGCAGGTGACCTTCTTAATGCTTTCTACTCTAATGGCTCTCTAGTTGTGCAGAGAGCTAATGCACTCGACACAGCTAAATATGCTAATTCACTTGCATTAGTCTCTGGTGCAATTGGCTCCCTCATTACCTGTGCAGTAAAAGTGGGAACACTTCCTACTTCTAAGCCAAGCGGTTCCTACTATCTTCATGCTTCCCCCGGAGGAATGACTAACACTACTCTTGGTGCTAATGCCAAGATACTCCAGAAAGTTGGTGAGGTGATAGATGGCCGCTTCTACTTCTTTTTCCACACCCCTATTGAGATATAATCATGGCATCTACAGTTACTTGGCAACTCTCCCTAGAGGAGATTGAAATCGGTAAAGAGGTTGAATTCTTTGCTGAGGGACTTGATTCTCACGAGGGAATGGCAGTCTTTATTGAACTCCCTGATGGCACTAATTTCATGTGGGGAGTTCAGGCAGATGCTAATGGACGAGTTAGGGATAAGATTAAATTAGACTCAGGGCTTGGGCAATACGTATTTTGTCCAAAGCCATCTTGTGGAAATGTAATCCCTCGCTGTGCTCACCTAAATGTTTGCCCCTGCGGAACATCTGCCACAGATTGTAATATCCAAATTGAAGGCCCAGCTCAAATTGTAGTAGGTGTGGAATCTTCTTTCAAATTCACTGGACTCATTCCCTCACATGCAGTCACAATTAAGACTGCAAATAATCAATACACCACATCTTACATAAATGCAGTTGCAGATATTGATGGATCATATGTGTTCACTTGGAAGCAGATGCTTGGTGGAACATATGCATTAACCATCTCTGATGGAACTTGCACATCTGCTCCACACATTGTAGATGTAATCTATTCTCAGAATGAAGCACCAATTTATGTTCCTAATCCAATAAATGATTGTGCCTCCCCCATTGATCTTCTTCTCGCATTTGATAAAGGCACATATAATAAAGGATTCTCTGGAACTTTGACCCTCACAGTATG